GAGAAGCTCACAGTGACTCTCAAAGTCGTTCACATCATCGATATCGAGAGCAACTTTGGCACCATCTACATCAACATCTGCGAAGACGCAGATAAGAACATCATCATCTACAAAGGTCAAGCTAAAGGCTTCCCAGACAAGGGTGAGACAGCCACCATCATCGCCACGGTAAAAGACCATGGCGTGCGTGATGGCGTCAAGCAAACTGTTATCCAACGTCCCAAATTAGTAACCCCCACAAACGTTTAAAAAGGTAAATTAAATGAAACTCGGAACACAAACTGGTAGCTTAGTAAACCATCTATATAGCCGTATGACTCTTAACGAGCCAGAGCCAACAGTAGGCATGGGCGTGACCATGTTGTCTTGGTCTGACCGTCATGCGGGCACCATCGTAGAGGTCAACATGAAGAAGCGCTATATCGCCATTACTGAAGACGACGCAACACGTATCGACAACAACGGTATCAGCGAAAGCCAACAGTATGAGTACACCACACGCTTAGATGGCCACATTACTTACTATCGCAAAGACAGAAGTGGTGAGTGGCGCAAGTGCTACTACAACGAGAACAAACGTCTGGTATTTGGATGTGGTGGTTTGATCTTAGGCGAGCGTGACAAATACTACGATTTCACTTTTTAACTTTTAATTAACGGAGCACACTATGACTAAAGAAGATTTTCAAACCCAGATCAAAGGACGCGAGTACAACAGCCATGTATTTGTAGATGTATTTGATGATGATGGAGTATGGGTAAGCGTAGGATCAGGCGCAGGCAGTACTCGCATCATCATGACCAAAGAGCAGGCCAAAGATATGATCGCGGCAATGATTCGCGTGGTAAACCACTTGGAGGCTGAATAATGTGGCCATTCCCAACACATCCATTAGTACCGTGGACGCCTAAGCAAATACGCGAATACGAGCAACAGCAACGTAATAAACTCCCACAGGCACCATACTAAGGAAACATGATGGCAACGACTAAAAAAACCGCGGCAAAGAAGGTAGTGAAGAAAGCCCCTACCAAGTCAGCACAACAGTTCTCTATGCCCATGGAAGTAAAGGAATGGATAGACCAAGCATCAAGTCGCCTCGCATACATGACATCAGAGATATTGCGCCTCAAAGAAGAGAACCAAAAGCTAAAACGCGCAAACAAAGTCATGGAGACACGTGTAATGGGTATGAGCCTTGAGTAACCTAGACAAGTACACACAACTACAAAGCCTCATGATGGGCTATGACAACTCAGGACTGTATTGGTGCAAAGCCATGAAGTCTTGGGCTCTCATAGTGTCGGACGAAGAACACGAAGCACTCCTCATAGAACCAGAACTAGACAACTTAATAAATATATTGTTAAACTCAGACCTGTAATGCACTGAAACGATTGTGCGCAAAAGGACTGAAACATGACCGACAAAACAAAGCAGACGTTAGTTCTTACTAACTTATCTAAAATAGAGAAAGTTAGAGGAGAATGATATGGCAGTAGGACAGAAGACAGGCGGTAGGACGTCAGGAACGCCCAACAAGGTCACAGCAGAGGCTAGACATGCCATAGCCTTGTTTGTTGACTCGAACGCTCACAGGCTCACTGGATGGCTCGATCAAGTAGCGGATGGTGTGAAGACGCCACAGGGTGAGTACGTTGTGCCACCGAATCCAGCCAAAGCATTTGACATGTTCCAGTCGGTGGTGGAGTACCACATACCGAAGCTGGCGCGTACTGAGCACACTGGTAATGATGAGAAGCCAATGGTGATTGAGCACAACGTAGACGTGTTTGGTGAGTTGCTCAAGAACATCAGATTACAACGCCAATCAGAATGAGCGTACTAGACGAGATTCTGGTCGATCCCACGTTTGTAGAAGAGTACCGTAGTAGACCAATATTGAACCAGTTGGCCATCAATTGGCAACTGAAGTGGGTAAGCGAGCAAGCACATAAGCACCAACTAGAGCCATCGGGTGATTGGTGGGATATATGGTTGCTACTGGGTGGGCGTGGTGCTGGCAAGACCAGAGCCGCCGCGGAAACTCTAGCGGCATGGGCATGGAACGAACCCAATACAAGATGGTTGGTGTCAGCCCCCACGTCTGGTGACTTGCGTGGTACGTGCTTTGACGGTGAATCAGGCTTGATGAAGATAATCCCTGAGAAGCTAGTAAAAGACTACAACAAGACTTTGCACGAGATCACGCTACACAACGGCTCGTTCATCAAGGGCATATCAGCATCGGAGCCTGATCGCTTTCGTGGTGGCCAGTGGCATGGGGCTTGGTTAGATGAGTTAGCCGCGTGGGACTATCTCCAAGAAGCGTGGGACATGGTGATGTTCGCGGTGCGTCTCGGTAACAAGACCAAGATCATTGCATCGACCACGCCCCGTCCAAAAGACGTCGTGATGGATCTGGTAGGGCGTGAGGGTGACGACGTGGTGATCACACGCGCTAGTACGTACAGCAACATCAAGAACCTATCTAGCAACTTTCAGAAGCAGATTCTTAGCTATGAGGGCACAAGGCTCGGACGCCAAGAGATCCACGCAGAGTTGCTCGACGGAGAAGAGTTCGGTATCGTTAAGCGTGATTGGTTCAGGCTCTGGCCAGACGGCAAGCCTTACCCCAAGTTCGAGTACATCATCCAAAGCTACGACTGTGGATACAAAGACGGTGAGGCTAACGACCCTACTGGGTGCATAACACTTGGAGCATTTAAGCCATTAGATGGCGGTATGTGCGTAATGGTGATTGACTGTTGGCAAGACAAGCTCACCTATCCAGATCTGCGCCCCAAGATCATTGACGAGTACGAGACGGTGTACGGTGAAGGCAAAGAGAAGAAGCGTGTAGATCTATTGTTGGTAGAGGATAAGGCCGCGGGCATCAGTCTTATACAAGACTTGCAACGTGCGCATTTGCCTGTGATTGGGTATAACCCTGGCCGTGCTGACAAGACACAGAGACTATCCATCGTCTCCAACATCATCCGTGCTGGCCGAGTGTGGGTACCAGAGTCTGGACTACGCAAAGGCTATGTCAGGGATTGGGCTGAGGGCATGGTGTCCCAGATATGCGCGTTCCCTGAGACGGCACACGACGAGTTCGTTGACTGCATCAGCCAAGGTTTGAGATATCTCAGGGATGCAGGTTGGATATCGATTGACCCACCACCACGAGATGATTATGACGAAGACGACTACATTGATGCTATGGAGTTCAACAAACGTACTAAGGTGAACCCGTATGGAGCGTAATTCCCTACCGAGTAGGGTATTAGGATTTAAATGGGAACCCAGTTCCCCTTTCAGAATTGATGTGGACTTAGAACAATACCGAAGGCATAATCGGTGCCACCCCACAATGAAGGAATAGCCGTGGCTGACAACCAATCCGTTCCCATGCCCCCACACATAAAAGCAGAGCTAGCAAGGCTACGTGCTCTTATGGTGCCTGATGCAGAAGCTTACCGACGTCGTGAGATCGGTTCTAAGCGTATGGAAGAGGAGGCTAAGAAGATACAGCCCCTGCGACCGCTAAGTGCGGCAGATACCGATCTGGAGTACCTATCCGCGGCCAATGGTGGTCAGGTAGACATGGACAGGATGCGCCTAGAGTTGATGAACGGCAAGAAGAAGTTCTTGGAGCCTAGCGTAGAGAAGGGTGTGATGTATCACGGCACCAGAGGCAACATCAAGAATTTCAAGCCAAGCAAAGTGCAAGCCTATGGTGGGCCAGACGCAGTTTATGTATCCTCTATCCCCAACGTGGCAAACAAGTTCGCTGAGAGAAAGCAGGCTGACTCAACATTTGGCGATCCTCTTGGAGTTGGTGAGAAGATGCCCAAAGGCGCTAACGTGATGCCACTGCATGTGCAAGTCACTAACCCATTTGACGTGGAGAAGCCAGAGCACTATGAAGCATTGGTAAACCATCTAAACGCAAACCCGCCAAAGGTTAAAGGTGAGTTTGCTCCGCACGCCAACATGGACTGGTTTAAAAAACAACAACTGGAGATGGCATTACTGAATGCATCAAACTCACACAAAAGAGCTAAAGAAAAACGAACAAACTATCAGTTTTTGGAAAATCCTGACATCCAAGACGCTATTAAGAAGATGGGGCACGATGCCTTTTACACGCATGAGCTTGGCGCAAAGAATCTTGGCATATACGATCCCAAGAAGATCAAGTCCGCCATCGGTAACCGTGGCACATACGACATCAATGAGCGAGACATCACAAAAGCAACTGGTGGTGAAGTTCATATGGCTGACGGTGGCTCCAACAGCATTAGTATTGATGAACTAAACGAAGCGCTTAGAGACAGGGCTCCTACCATTCCTGAGCAATTCAACAGATATGTAGCGCCACATATTCAGCGTGGCCTTGATGCCATGTTTCCGTTTCGTCAGTTGGCTCAAAAGACATTTGAGAACAATGTGTACAAACCTATGAATGAGGCTGTAATAAACAACATAGGCTCGGCGATTAAAACATCAGGTACAAACGCAGGCGATGTCAACGATGCCAAAATTCACATAGCCAACGCGGCAAGAAGAGCTTTAGGCATGGAGCCAAAGCCTTTTGAGTTTGATGCGCAGAAAGCATTGGGCGACATCAATGAAGGCGAGTTTGATAAGCAGTACGTTGATTTTGACAAGCGTTACGCACAACGTCTTGAAGAATTGAAGAGACAAATAGCACAACGCAAAGCCGAAGGAGGCACTGTGAACCCATTTGATTACGAGAACCCTGAACATGTTGCATCAGTTTCTGAGCATGTTGCCAAGCACAAAGACTTTAGCAAACTACCTGACGCTTCCAAGCGTTTAGGTGAGACGCTATCCCAAGGTAGCTACAAGCACATAGAAGATCCACGAGTACAAATGGCATTACGCAAGTTGGGTCACAACGCTTATTACACCCAAGAGAAGACTGGTAAGAAGTTGAACCAGATGGTGATCAAGAAAGCAATCGGTGGTGCAGTCCCATCGGTTAACCAAATGCGTCAAGCATTGATGGCCAATGGCAAGTCTCAGTATGGAAACATTGAGAACGTGGGCGCTAATGAAGCTCCCAACATGGACGTCAAGGCGTATATCAACCCAGACCAAAAGCGTGATGGGATCATGCCTGTAGGTGGCGTGAGCATGGGCAATCAACCCTTGCCTGTTGGCGGTGTTGATATGAGTAAGCAAGGTGGACAACAGTTGATGCCACCTAATGTTCCACCACCCCCACCACCACAAGGCGCACCACAAGGTGGTATGCCTCCAACTGGCGGAGCAACAAACCCATTACAGCAACCACCTAGCAACATCTTGCAGATGACTCCTCAAGGTCAAGCTATGAGCGCTTTAAAGCCTTCTATGCCACCTCCCCCACAAGGTATGGCCATGGGTGGTGGAGTTACTAGCCTTGGACAACTGACTGGTGCTGTCAACTCACCAAGCGTTCCCCAATTCTCGCAAGGTGGTCTTGAGCCACACCCATTGCCAACAGTTGTAAAAGAACCTGACAGCAATGACCGTCCTATGGTTAGCAATGCAAACATGGACAACGGGGCAACTAACTACACGATAGACAACTTCCAGAACATGGCAAAAGGTGGCAAGGTTGAAGTGCGCCCTACGGTGTTTGATGACAAAGCGACCAGACGCAATGAACGGATAGAGCAAGCGGCTCGTGCGCTTATGGAAGGCGAGATGAAGCAAAAGGCTTATGCCAAGGTTGTGGCCAAAGAAAAGCCTGTAAAGCCTTATGACTTTATACCGATGCCCGCCACTGACGAGCAAGCGATGGATGTCTTAATCCCTAAGCAAAAAGAAAGTTATCGCACACATGAGAGTTGGCCAGAAGGTCACCGTGTTGGCCTTCGCTTAGACATCCCATCGTATGAGCGTCATGGTGTGTGGATTAACTCCATACATGATGAGTCTAGTGGTAAAGATAAGTTCCCC